GGTCGGGTCAATGAGGTAGATGTTGTCATTGTTCCAGTAGAAATCTCGTGACCCGCTGATTTTGACGAGCTGCGCGTTCAGTGTGCCAGTCGTAATGTTATCACCGTTGATGACCGTTTTGCCGCTGGTAGCGAGGTCAACCGATGTGATTGCGCCCTCAACCGTTACATCGCCAGTTAGGCGATACTTTTGTTCAACTGCGTCGAAGTAGATGCAGTCTTGCCATGCGCCGTCGTGGTAACGCTGCATGGAGAAGGTCGTTGCATTGGCAATCAAACGGGCAGCGGCCGCGCCATCGTGCAGCAGCTCACTGACGAAGCCCTCCTTGCGATTGATGCGGTTGCCGAAGTAACTTTTTCCCGTGCTGACATAGCGCTTTGCTTGTAGCTCTGCGGCGCTGACATACGGTACTTCGTCCTCATCGTCATCAGCGACGCCGTTTTGCAGGTCGCAGACAAAAGAAGGATTGCATCGAATGCTGATTGACGCGGCAATCAGAAGAATAGTTTCACCCTTTCGCGTGACGGAAAAGGTGTCTCCTACTTCAAGTAGCGGGTCGAGATATGTGCCCGAAAGTTCGTAGGGGATAAAACTGCGCCCGATTAGTCCTGTTTTGGAAGCGAGAACGATAACGCTGCCTTGCAGAGCGCTTTCGTCGGAAAGTGTAAGTACGCCGTTTGAAAGAGCACCGTCTGATACGAACAGTACCCCGCTCTTGAGCGAATAGCTCGCGCCTATTCTCTCCACCATTTCCTGTGTAGCATATTCGCACCCCGCCGCCAGCTCGATACCACTGTCATTGCCGTAGGTAAACTGGTTGTCCGCTGAATCTGTCAGCGTAATACGCGATATGCTTTTCTTGCCGGTTGAAAGAGGGGTGTACTGCATGTACGCTGTGCCGAGTGCCTGTATAGGTGAATCGGTGTCTGGGTACTGTACAAGCCTGAGTTCGCCCTTCTCTGTCATAACGAAGCTGCCGCCGTGCGCCGCGGCAATCATGGAAAGAATTTCCGACATAAGCACATCCTCGTTAGGATATGCGACTTTGTAGTCCCCGCCTGTTTTGATGACCGTGCGCGAGTCAACGGTTACACCCATAAGACTGACAATCTCGTTGAAAACGTCTGCCATAGCCACGGGCCAGACGGTATACTGCGTTTTATCGAGGTAGGTACGTCCGGCCAGCATCATGCCGTCGCGGCAGGTCAGCGTTACCAGACTGCCGGAGGTAGAACGCCGGGAAACCCAGTATTTGCCCTGCTTTACCCAGTCTGTGACCGTATTTCCATTCCGGCTTTTCAGCCTGCAAAACGCCTGTACGCAAGCCGCTTTCGGGATGGTTTCGTTTGCGTGCGGACGCACGGCGATGGTCAGCGAACCTGTGCAGCAGCGCCCGATACACGGCTCCTGCATGAGGGGTTTTTCGATGATGGGCGTTCCCTGAATGTCGGATTCTCGATACTCGCTGCCGCCAATCAGAAAACGGTACTCTGTGACGTGCGGGACGGCGAATACCGCCGCCCAGTTGTCAGGGCGGCTTTGCATTATACCGTCGCCTCCTTAACGCTGATAAGCGTGAAGGATATATCGTCCAACTTGATACCCTCATCAGTAAACCGCTCAATCGCCGCTGTGATCGAGGTGTTGTAATTTCAACCCACGCTCCCCGCACGGGGAGCGACGATAGTTGTATGGTGGGCAGCACGCAGAAGCAGATTTCAACCCACGCTCCCCGCACGGGGAGCGACCGACGCCAGCGGCGGTCAGCATAGAGGCAATTTGCATATTTCAACCCACGCTCCCCGCACGGGGAGCGACATATCGCCGATTTTCTTACCCACGTCTGCCCACTATTTCAACCCACGCTCCCCGCACGGGGAGCGACCCGATAGGCTTTCAAATCAAGCAGGGCATATGCCCGATTTCAACCCACGCTCCCCGCACGGGGAGCGACGATGGCGTTAATCAGCGCGTTCCATTTGTTGGCATTTCAACCCACGCTCCCCGCACGGGGAGCGACCACGTCAACGCCTTCATTGCCCGCGCGGGGCTGATTTCAACCCACGCTCCCCGCACGGGGAGCGACAAAGGCAGACGGCCACGGGAGCCGATAAGGTTTCATTTCAACCCACGCTCCCCGCACGGGGAGCGACCGGGGGTTCACCCGGCGGTTCCCCTGACCGCCTGCATTTCAACCCACGCTCCCCGCACGGGGAGCGACACCGCGGCAACGACTACCGCCGCACGTTCGCCGGGTATTTCAACCCACGCTCCCCGCACGGGGAGCGACCGATAAGGTTTCAAATCAAGCAGGGCATATGCCCGATTTCAACCCACGCTCCCCGCACGGGGAGCGACTCTTGTAGTCGCCGCGCATCAGCCCCTCCATGTTATTTCAACCCACGCTCCCCGCACGGGGAGCGACAGATGTCGTCATCGCCCCACGCCTCTTCCTCAATATTTCAACCCACGCTCCCCGCACGGGGAGCGACGTGAACCCCCGGCGGTTCCCCTGACCGCCTGCATTTCAACCCACGCTCCCCGCACGGGGAGCGACCACGTCAACGCCTTCATTGCCCGCGCGGGGCTTATTTCAACCCACGCTCCCCGCACGGGGAGCGACAGCGCAAAGTAACAATTCTGTCGATCAGAATCATAGGCTTTGCACAAAAAGTATACCACAAAACAGTCCTTTTGAGAATCAGCTTAGCCGAAAATGCGGTAATTTTGCCGGAAAAACCGCGAAATCCGGTGCGAACCTCCCTGCAAAAGGCTGGAGGCTTGCGCTTCGCACGGGCGATTCGCGCGGCGCGCCCTTACAGCATCAGCAGCCCTTCCGGGGCGTAGCTCGTCTTCACGCCAATGTGCTCAATCCGGCTTTCGTAGTGATTGCCGAGGTTGTAAAAGCGCAAACTGTCCTTTTCCGGGTCAATCAGCTGCCGAAGTTCCGCCTGAAGCAGCTTGTACTGTGCGGCATCCAAAGAGCACTCAAATACGGAATTCTGCACGCGCTGACCGTGGACGACGCAGCGCTTGGCAACTTGCCGCAAGCGGCGTTTGCCGTCTGCATCGACGGTGGAAACATCGTAGGTGATTAGAACCAGCAT